GAAGTTTAAAGAGTTCTTCCCTCCTGATTGGGGAACGTGGAAAGAACAGAAGTCCTATTTTGAGTTAAATTGGAATAGGCCAGGGACCTCAGAGCCTTGTCGGATCTTTGTAAGATCAGTGGACGATCCTAATGCCATTGAAGGTATGGACTGCTTAGCTGCTTGGATGGACGAAGTTGGAGAGATGAAGTTCCAAGCCTGGATTAATGTCCAAAGCAGGTTGTCCATTGCCAGAGGACGTTGTATTATGACTACAACGCCTTATTCGATAAACTGGTTCTATACCCACGTTTTTAGAAGCATTGATAAAGACTTTGAAGTTCTTACTTGGTCTTCGGTAGATAATCCAAAATTTACACAGGAAGAGTTTGAGAGCGCAAAGAAACGACTTCCTAGGTGTGTATTTGAAAGGACGTATCTTGGTAAATTTACAAGATTTGAAGGTCTCGTCTATCCTGAGTTTGATGAAGAGACTCACATGGTTCAGCCTTTTCCTATTCCTGATAACTGGCTGCGTTTTGGTGGGCTTGACTTTGGTCACAGTAATCCTAATGCCATTGTCTGTATTGCTCAAGATCCAGAGAACAATATATTCTATGTCTACAATGAGTTTTATAGAAGTGAGACTTTGCTTAAGACGATTTCTGAGTTCCTTCATCGGGAAGGGCTAGCATACGTTTTAGCGGATACACAGTCCACACAGCTTATAGCTGAGCTTCAGCAGTACCATGGGAACAAGGGAATCAAAGAAGCAGACAAGAGAATAGAGATAGGGATAGAAAGAGTACGGTCCTTATTACAAGAGAATAGGCTTAAGTTTTTTATAGGCAAATGTGAAAAGACAATTGAAGAGATTCTTCAATACCACTATGCTTCAGGAGAAGGGGATAAGGTGGTAAGTGAAAAACCCGTAGCTAAGGATAACCATGCTATGGATGCTATGAGGTACGCTTTTAGTAGGAACTTACAAGGACTATACGCAAATAAACCAAAATTTGATAAACGACGAATTTACTCTGCTAAACGGATATCTCTTATAAGAGAGACTGATCCGTATACCGCATACTAGAGGATAAATATGGAAGATACAAACTACGAAAAAATGGATTCAGAAGTTTCTAACTCACAGCAGACAGAGAAAATGGAAAACTCTGATCCCATCCAGATTGCTGCCGAGTCTCCAGAAGAAAAAGCCATGAAGCAGCAAAAGATTATAGACGATTTAATGTATATGTATAACGAGTGGGACAGTGCTCGTAGAGTTAGAGAGACAACTTGGAATGAGATATACCGTTTGTATTTTACTAATCCTGAACAAAAGAAAACCCAGACTCGTTCTAATATAACTGTTCCTATTATTTATCAGATCATAGAAGCTGGTATTCCTAAGATAGCCAATGTGCTATTTACTTATGGCCAAGAATTCTTCGACGTTAAGCCCATTGGTCTTGATCAAGACTCTACAAGTGACAAAGCTTTAAATATTAAACAACTCCTTGTTACCCAGCTCTCCAAAGCAAACTTCTTCCCTAAGTTTCTAGATTTTATTAAACAAATGATGCTGTATGGAACCTCCTACCTTAAAGTGTACTGGAAAGTTAAAAGAGATTGGGTATGGGAGAGAGTTCCAGTTAGAACTCCTATTACAGTCTTAGGAATTCCATTAGGAGAAAAGATAGACTGGCAAGAATCTAAATCATATAAAGTAACGGAACGTAGACCTGAAGTAGAGGTTCTTGATATCATCGATGTGTTTCCAGATCCAGATGCACAGTGTGAAGATGACAGTAAAGGAATATTTATTCGTTCTTGGATCAATATAGATGATTTAAAAGAACTAGGCCAGGGAAGATATCCTGTTTATGGAAACTGTTCAGATCCGAATATCCAATCTTCAGAAGACTCTTATGCGACATCTAGGGCAGAACGAAATGCCTCAAGAGGACTAACGTCTGGAAATACTGGAAAGAAAAAACAAGTCATGCTCCTAGAGTTCTTTGGAAGATATGATGTCGATGGAGATGGGATTAAAGAAGAAGCCCATATCGTTATAGCTAATAAGCAAGTTGTTATAAAGGCTCAAGGAAACCCATTCCATCATCAGAAGCGTCCTATTATTCGTGGTGTGTTCTCACCAATCCCTAAAGAATGGTATGGACTTGGAATTGTTGAACCAGTCATCAGCGAAGTCCATGAGTTAAATACTCTTCGTAGACAACGCATTGATAACGTTAATTTAGTAATTAATCGTATGTGGCAAGTAAATACTCTTGCTGATATTGAATTGGATACTTTAATCTCTGCTCCTAACAACATTATTCTCACCGATCAAATGGATGCAGTTAAAGCTTTAGAAACTCCTGATGTTACAAGCAGTGCTTACAATGAAGCCACTGTTGTGCAAAGTGATATTGAAAGAGCTACAGTCCCACCTTCTGCTCAAGGCTCTCCAACTTCTGGACAACTCGGAAGAACAGCTCGTGGTGCTCAAATGATAATTGGACAAGCACTAGAAAAATTTGGTACTTGTACTAAGCTTTTAGAAGAAATGGCTCTTAAACGGCTCTTGACAATGTTTTACCAACTAGACTTACAGTTTATCGATGATGATGAAATTTTAAAAGATCCTGTACTGTACGGAGAAATAGCTAACCTTAGACTTACTCCAGAGGATATTAGAGAGAATGTAGAATTTGAAATGCTTGGAATTAGTGACATGGTTAACTCAGAAGGAAAGATAAACCAGATTGTTAGCTTCATGGGAGTATTTGGAAAAGTTCTTTCACCTGAGTCAATCACTTCTCTTTCCAAGAAAGTGTGGACTTTGATGGGATTCAATAAAAATGAAATCGAACTCGCAGGTGCTCAACTAATGCCTGGAGTTGAGAATGTAGTTGATCCACAAGTCAGTGCTGCGATAGTTGGACAGTCAGGAAACCAAGGAGCTTCTGCTGGTGCTCCTGCTGTTCCTAAATAGGAGAAATAAATGAATGACGATCTCAGACTCGCTCAGCTTTCTAAGAAAGTTGACGATGCTGCCCTAATAAGGCAAATGTGTCAAACCCCTGGATTTAAAATTCTGAAAGAAAGATTTGAAGAAAAGATTAAAAAAGCAACAGCAATACTTTTAGATATGAATACCCCTGACGAAGAGGTAGTTAAAATGCGTCAGAAAATCCATGTATGGACTGAAATTACCAGCATGTTAAAATCACTCGTAATAACTGGTGAATATGCAGTCAAGATTATGCATGATGAGAATTTAGATGTGACAAATGCCCCCGTTAATAACGGACAAGGAGAATAAAATGAGTGATAATGTGACAAACGAAGCTGCCCCTGCAGCCGAAGGACAAGCAGTAGAGTCCACAAATACCGAGGTTGTTCAAGAGAACAACCAGGCCAATGCTCCAGTTACGGACCAAGCAGTAAAGGTACCCACCGATACGCTGCCTACAACCGTTCCTGGATTTGATGCAAAGACAAGTTATGATCAGCTTCAGAAAAGCTACGGTGAACTTCGCAAAGAGTTCACTAGACGTACTCAGCATGAGTCCGAGCTACAAAAAAAGCTCGATAACCTCACAGGGCTGATAGCAAAAGCAACTGAAGTTCCTCTTAACCCTGAGCAGTTTTTAAAGGACTTACAGACACAACCACAGAAGGCTCTTGAGCCTCTATTCGCAAAACAGATTGAAGGTGTTAAATCTGAATATAGTCAAACAATTGAAGGATTAAATCAACGCCTGTCACTTTCGGAGTTTCGAGCTGAAAGACTAGCCAGAGTACTGGATGGTGATAACTACCCAGACTTTAAAAAGCTTGAACCACTCATGAAACAACTGGCAGACGATGAAAATACTCCACTTGACTTTAATAGAGAGCCTGGAGAAATTCTGGATGCGTTGTATAAACTAGCTAGAACTTTAAGCATGGAATCAGCTATACAAGAAGCTAGGACTATTGGTCGTAAAGAAACCGAGTCCCAACTTCAGAAAGAAGCTGCCACAAGCGTGGTCACTGGTGGGAAATCAGGTATACCTGCTAATCCCTCTGATATTAAAGATATGGCGAAATTACGTCAATATTTTGTATCACAGATAGGAGAGGCTGAGTAATCACCTGAAATTCTAACTTAAAGGTGAAATAAAATGGCTAATACTATTGGTACCCAAGCTGCGGTTGGTAATACATATGCTGACCCAGGTATTTATTATGATCGTAGATTCTTAGAAAGACTTACTCCTCAACTGTACTTCAAACAGATGGGTTCAGCGAAACCCCTCCCTCAGAAGTCAGGTACGATGATTAAGTGGCACAGACTGAATAAACTGTCTGCTGTAACTTCTCCTATTGCGGAAAATACAAATCCCGCCGAGCAGAATGTTGCGACTTCAGTCGTTTCAGTTGAGCCGTTGACGTATGGTGCGTGGGTTAAAGTTTCTGCGGAATTGAATCTGAAATCCATCAATCCTATCGTTGAAGAAATCATGGACGAGTTAAGCGATCAAGCTGCTCTTTCTTATGATACTCTTGTTTTTAATGCTATTCACACTACTGGTACTAATCAGTTTGCTGGTGGTGTTGTCAATGAAGCTGCGGTTGCTGATGCTTCTGTTCTTAGTGCGTCAGAAATTCGTAAAGCTGTTTACACTCTTCGTAATGCCAGTGTTCCTGGTTTTGAAGGGAATCTCTACAAAGCCTTGATTCATCCAGCTCAGCAGTTTGACGTAATGTCAGACAATGCTGTTGGTTCTTGGCTTGATATTCACAAATATACGACACCAGATCCTTTGATGAAAGGTGAAATTGGTCAGATGTACGGCGTTCGGTTTGTTGTTTCTCCGAATATTGCTACTGGTACAGGTTTGACTGATGAGACCTTCAGAGCGTTTGTGTTCGGTCGGAGTGCGTTCGGTGTTACTGAACT